ATCAATGTCGAACGCCTGAGCTAGAAGCTGAGGTGTCGCGATTGATCGTTCAACAGACGAAAGAATGTCAAGGATGTCAGGGTGGCGTCGAAGTTTCGACCATACCAAGCGTCCTAGAACACCAGTGTTAAGTTCCTCTCCAGTAGCTGTGCCAACGGTATCTTGAGCATCGATAATATCTTCGATAGGTGTAGAGGCATCGCTGTCCCACGTAGTATCAAGAGTCTTATCTGTACCCCAAGTTCCAGTGACGTTAACTAGCGTTGCCAGTTCGATATCGCGAGCCATTTCAACCTTGTCTGCTACGTATGCTGCCTTAGCAGAACGTAGAGTAAGAGGGCTGTCTGTATTCGCTAGAACACGGTCAGCAATCTTGGTCGCAAGTGCGAACTCATCGCAGTTGTACGAATCGGTTGATACTGGGAAACCGCTTAGGCGAGCCTTAGTTCCAGGCGCACGTAGAGCAGCTTCGTTAGTAAACCATCGAGCCTTTGGGAATGTGTAGTACTTATCACTTTCATATTTCACCGGAATAAACGGAGAAAGTTCTCGATAGATGTACTTTTTGTTCCTGTAAGCGACGGCGATGTTGGTAAGAATCTTATCAACGTGAACCTGTGATTTGGTAGGTTGCATTTTATTTCACCGTCCTTATACAGACATCTGGCCGAACGGTCGCAAGAATACTTCAAACTCGTCGCCGTCAGCAAGTGCCGCAGTCATTGCGATTCCGACAAAGTCATCAAGGTCTGTCGTAGTCGTTATCAATTTTCCAGCAGAGTCAGGAGCTACATGATCAAACTGTGTAATAGCCGCTCCTGCCACACCGATGGAAATGCCAATCATCCCAACTTCTGCCTCTTCGCCTTGAGCGTCAGGGCCATTCTGTAGGATTCCCAATGTTTCACTTGTCGCATTTGCAAGAGCAACTTCTAAGTCGCCATTCAGCTGTACTGCATAGCCGATGTACGAACTAAGGTCGCCGCTTGCTGCCCAAGTGTGTGAATAAATAATATATTCTAGGGCCATTATTTCTCCTTGCCTATTCTAGATTCTGCTTTAAGAACGGCATCCATATAGCCAAGGTCGCTGTCAGCGTCCTGTAGCTTGATGGCCTCGTTGTGTAGTCGATCTTCGTAGTCTAGTGTGGTATTACCTTCTCCACCTAGCTCTTCTAGATTAACTACTGGGCTACGTGCCTCAAGTACGGAAACAGTAGTTGCCTGATCTGCTTCATACAGTTTCTTGAAGTTATCCATTTCGGCGGGAATCATTTTGCCTTGAGAAACCATGCTAGACAGGAATACATCCCGGTCCTTTTCAAACAGCTTTGTTTCAAGGGCGACACTCTTAGCCTCTGCGGCTACGAAATCTGCAGAAAGTTTAACAACCTGTGCGTTAAGTGCTTCTAGCTCAACGTTGTCCTCTTCTGTATTGCCCGTGTCTTCTAGCTGTGTAGTCATCTCGTCAACCTTGCCGGTTAGTGTTGCAACCTGCTCGGTTAGAGTTGTGACTTCTTTGCCTTGGTCCTCAATGACCTGAAGGACTACATCCTCAATGTTCGAGGTGTCTTCCAACTTTACTCCTGCGTCCTGGAGGAACTTTTTCAATTTGTCCATAGTTTCTCCTTGTACCTCTGTAAAAATTTCCACGTCTTCATTGGTGATGTTTAATTCACCAAACAAAGGGTGCGTATAATCCCCTTCTCTTAATATCTCTATTTCATCCGGATTATCACTTACCGGTCGCATGCCCCTAACAAAGGGGCGATTAGTTAAAGTCGCTGCCTTTAGTACGTTTTTGGTTTGTTTGTGCGATTCCGGATCTGTTGTCTTACCGTATTCAGACGAGATATAGTCGTAACGAGGGACTTGTTCCTTTCCAAAGTTGGTCCAGTCTACGTTAGCAAACAATGCTTGCTTCCCTATCTTAGACGTCGATGGTTTGATAGACAATCCCTTAATCCATCCTGCTGCTCCTTTTGATGGAGTGTGGGTTATGTCAATCGCTACTTTTGTTCCGAGTATTCCGCTGTCAAAGTTTTCTTTCATTTCCTGCAAGCTGGTTAGTCTCGCAAGTTTGACATCGTCATACACTAGCTCTTCGGCTTTTGTATCTACGTTCTTAAGTGCAGTTGCTATCGATAGTCTAGCCGCTTCTTCGACGGTTGCTCCGTCTTCAATGGCTTGAAGATTGATAGACTCTGCCTGCTTAATTGCTTTCCCTCTGGCCTCTTCGTCCAAAGACTTAAAAGCATTTGGGTAACTCTTTGAATCCCAAGGCATTATGTCTCCTTGACATCTTCTGTGTTTTGTGCTATAGTGGTGTCGATAAGGACGGATTGCCTTATCAACTCCTTTGATTTGGGGAAGAAGGGACGGCTGTTTAGGCTGTCCTTTTCTTCTTGGTGACATTTGTCCTATATTACTTTATCCTTATTTACATGAACTGTGACACGCTTACACCTTGTTTCAGCACCCATATCGTGATACATCTGCAAGGATTGCCACCGGAACCGTATTGATTCCCTAAGCAATCTGGGTTAGGGGTAGTGAAGAAACCTTCCTCAGAACTTCTGCCATGCATGTCAGAACATACGTAACATGTGTTCAAATCCAAGACTGCGCTGTAGTAGGCAACCTGAATAAGTGTTTCGTATTCTGTGGCGTAATTTTCTCTTCCAAAACCGAATGCCCAGTTAATGGATTGAGCTTCTTTATCTACATGAGTGTCGCTGATCGACCATGCTCGTCTTGAGACATCGTCCCACCTTGCTTCACCTTTAGATGCAATCTCTGTAGTTACGCTATCTATAATGCTTCTGTGGACTATCTCCGACAGTGAGGAAGCAGCTGAAGATGCGGCTATCGCGAGGAGGATCATTCGATCTTCATCCTCTTGCTCTTCTTCGTCTGGATACTCTGCTAGAGAGGTGTCAGTCTGCTTGATAAATTCTCTCCGGACAGACGCTCTTCCTTCTACATACACATCATTCATTATCTCAAGGAATTCTCCTGACATCTCTTCGATGAAAGGCATCTTCAGCAACGATAGTTGTTTAGCTTCAGATCCTGTGACTGTTCCACCAACAAAATCACCTAGCGCATCAAGCTGTTGCTTGAGATACTTTCTCCAAATGACTTTCCATTCAGAAGTAGCTGTGTCTAGTACTGACTCTATTCTCGCAAAGTCTACGTTTTCTTCCCAAGGTAGGCGTTGAATTGTATTCTCTCCGAGCATCGGCTGTTCAAGTTTGGTATCTTCAGGTTTTGCAGGAGTTGCAGGAGTTGCAGGCTTTTCAGTCGGCAAGCCTTTGTTGTTAGGCACACCGTTGTTGTCTTGAGTAATCTCAGTCTCTAGTGGTTCAGTAGGAACAAGATTTTCAGTAGGTACGCCAACCAATCTCCTGGTATGCTTTTCTAGCGACTCATCATGGATTAGTGCGCCTGACTGTACGAGTTGTGCAATCGTAGCGAGAACTGCTGAGGAGTTGTCTTTCTTAATCTTCTCACACTTCCATACAGGATAACCTTCGACTTCGCCAAAATTAACATCGACTAGATATTTAAGACCTTCGTTCTCTCCGAAGTTTCCGAATGAAACTATCTGGCTGATGTATTTAACGAAAGCGCCAAGAGACATAAGGAACAGCGAAGACATGTCTTCGGCTACTGCTCTTGCGCCTGTCTTGGTATCTCCTAGGTTGATGAACTGAGCTAGTACTGATCGTGCAATCTGAACATTGTGATGTTCGATAGCCTCGATTAGTCCTGTAGCACCTGCCTCTCCACCTTCTGGAACGAGGATCTTGATAGCTTTATCAATGTCCGTGCCTCTAGGAAGCAGCAAATATCCCAGTTCGTTAGAACGCATATTCTTCATGGACTCAGCAAGCGCTTTCATCTGCTCGTCTGTAGCCATTGAGTCTAGCGTTCCGACTGGTACACCTATTCCGTATCGCTCGTGTCTGATGATAAGGACATTGTAGAGAGTATTCTTATGGTCCCAATGCTTATAAGCACCACGTAGAATTGATTGTCCTTCGAAGTTATATCCATTCTGCCTGTTAGTGAATCTAAGAATCTTGGTTCCAGGTATCTTGTACTCTTTGTACTTGTCAGCTTTGTAATCCCACGCATATTGGACGACTTCTTTAAGATAGCCGTCATCTGGAATCCAATCCTGTACAGTCCATGGAAGTCTTGGCGCAAGTCTAGACCATATTACCTTGCCATCAACTACTTCGTAGATTGGTTCGAACAACATGAAACCATACAGCAAACAGTTCAAGGCTTGACGTAAAATGTCAGGCCACATCGGACGAATCATTACTTCCAAAAACTCTGCAATCTCTTTATCTTTAGGATCGTCTGAGAACGGCACCATGTCCCAGTCAGCTTGTTGGATGGCTAGGCTAATAGCATTCCACACAGCGAAGACCTGACCATCACCGTTGACCATCTTGTCAATCATATCGATGGTAAATTTTGTATTGTAGTCTTCACCTAATGACTGAGTAGGGATAAATGGACGTTGTACTTCTCCGCCTGAAATATCAGAACCAGCAACGCCCATAATAGACATCTTTGGTTTTTGTATCGTTAGTTTTTTGACAGCCATTAGTATACCCTTTTTATGCTATGAGACATTGCCTTCTTTCCAGAGACAACTTCGTCATTGGATGCGCCTCTCTTTTGTAGCCAATGAGCCATGATTAGCGCGTCTCCAAAATCTGGCGACCTGTCCGGATCGATGATCTTAGTCTTGCCCTTCATGTCTGGTTCGACACGATATCCAATCAGGTCATTCTTCAACTGGTCGCGATGTGGCCCTTTGGCTATTGCGATAGTTCCTTCTCTAAATCTTTCTCTTAATTCCCACCCAATCTGTGCTTTGAGATTCGTGAATCTTTCTTTTACATTCTCATCTGGCTTACGTTGTGATATCCAACCGCGAACAGGTACGTGTAGCTCATATTTAAGTTTATCATATGGACCGCCACCTAATCCGTTTTCATCTATTACAGCAAAGCCGCCCCAGTCTGAATAACTTTCCTTAAACATCAAAGCCGCTTTCATAACATTTGGCGTTCTTCCTGCTCTAATATTGCTAACAACGTCACCGTCTAACAGCATCATTACTGTTAGATCGTCACCGGCTCTTGCAATATCCATGGCACATACTTTACGCTCTTCATCTCTCATGCACTTTGCTAGTCTGTCTTCTGTGCATGCTGCTTCGACCCATTCATATGGGATAAGAGCATCGTCAGAAGCAGTAGGCCATCTGCCTTCAATCCTAGCCTGATACATTGGGGACTCTGTACCCCACTCAATTTTCCTATTTTCTACAACTTTATGCGACATAATCCCTGGAAGTATGTCTTTCTTCAAAAGATAGTTAGGAGTGTCTAGGCATGAAACCTGAATGACATTACGAATTTTCTTAGACTTAAGTTCAAGGTTCTTAGCATCAGTGCATGCTTCATACATCCAACCAGACAATCTCATTGGATTTGTGAACGCAACGATATGTGAATTCGCTGAAGTAGCACAGCCTTGAATAGCTTCTCTTACTACATCAGGGACTCCAGTAGCTTCTTCGATAATAGCAAGAAAGTTTGACGCATGGTAACCCTGAATCTTCTCAGGATTTTCCTTATCAACAGCGAAGATTCCAGCGTACCAGCTTGGTCCTAGAATAAGGTCATGCGCTTGTAGCTTGCCTTCGCCTAGAGGTATCTTTTGTCCTAGCTTATACCATGCTGACTGCAGTTCTCCCCAGATCTGCTTACGTATCTGTTCGAACTTCGGGCCAACTACAATTACCTTTGTTGACCCAGGCTCGTATCCGTACAACGGTGAGTGTGCAAGCAAGAACGCAAGGATTAGTCTTCCGCCGATAAACGTCTTGCCGACTGCGTTTCCTGTATAGACTAAAGTTTCGTCATACTCAAAAGCAGACTGAAGGATTTCAACTTGCTTGTCCCATACTTGTTCTTCTAGGATGTCCGTTACTAATCTTTCGGGATAGTTAGGTAGGTCTAGCTGGTGGAGTAACTTAGCTGCTTGTTCGATTTGGTTCATTATGTCCTGCCCAGCCTTGTTCTCGTATCGGTAGATTGTATTTATGAAGCCAGTTAAGTATGGTGTTCTGAGAACATCCAACGAAGTCCGCTATCATTTGCGCCGTCTGTAACTTGTTTATGTAGTGAATAACCAAGAAAGACCTGTTCTTCCAGGGTTTTGGACTTAACGGATTACTGAAGGGGTTAATTGGTTTCTTCCTCTTCCCCGTCATCTTACTCGAACCACTCAGCAGATAATGAAACTTGCGTGTTTGCGGTCTGACTTGTAACAAGAAGCAGATATTGTTCGTTCTGTTTGAGAACGAATTCTCCAGAACCAATTGGACCTGTAGCCATTCCCGCACCGGACGACGGGCCGATAAAGCCTTCGCTCAAGGCAGTGCCATTGCTACCGATTGTAGGCGTGTGTGTAGCGACAACAGTCGTAACAGCTGCGCTATTCCTATCGGTGTTTAGTTCTGCTAGTGCTGTACCAACGCCAGTCAGTGTAGGATTCTCGAACAACTGGACTTTTACAGCTAGAGTCGCGTTAACTGAAAAGGTAGCGTGGCACCGCACAGCTGTGTCCGGAGTAGTAATAACGATAGCTGCAACTTCCGCAGCATCTAGGTCAGCATCAATGAAGTGCGTAAGGAAGTATTTCCCATCACCCTTGAAAGGAATTGTCTTTTGCATAATTTAATATCTCCTGTTTTGATATATTGGAAAATGGGGCAGACGAATCCACCCCATTTTCGCTTCGGGGAGGGAAGCGAGCGGTATTACCCGCTCTAATTTAGCCGAGGGCTAAAATCTTTATAGTGCTACAGACTTATAATGCGTAACTATAAGCCTGAAAACTTATTTACACCTTGTGTGTAGTGGTTGGGCAGCCGCCTAGGCCTCTGCCAGTCTTTGGTCCTTTTCCCGCTGGACCTTTTCCATCACGATTTCGATTCTGCATAATATCCCCTTATAGATCCATTCGTTGAACTTCTCTCTAGTGGCGTGATTCCCGTACATGTGATGATAATCTTTGTGACAGTCCTCGCAAAGCGTTACCCCGTTGCTAAGTTCTATCCTTAACTCTGGATTGTAGGCATAGCCCTCGATGTGATGGGCGTTTAGCTTGCTACCGCCACGTTTGCCGCATTTTTGGCAAGTATAATCGTCGCGTTCGTAAACACATTTGCACCAATTAAGATACCCAAGAACGCGCCGTCTTTGTATTCTTTCTTCATCAGTCTTATCCGACTTCCAGCTAGGGTGGAGCGGACCTACAAGGCTACATCGCGCTGATGCAAGTTCTTTCTTTAGACATCCGCAACTTTTAGTATTTCCGTTTTTTAGACAGCCAGAAAAGACGGCTTGAGTGTTTCCACAATCGCACACTGTATTCCAATGATGGTTACCGTGCCTATCGGCGTGGGAATACGACACGACAACAAGCCTGCTAAATCTCTTGCCAACCAAATCTTCTATTCTGAAACGATTGCATCCACAACTTTTAGTATTGCCACTTCTAAGATTGCTTCCACGCATAATAGTTGTGTTCCCACAATCGCACATCACATTCCAACAAGTTTTCTTATGCTTGTCGCTATTGGAATACGAAACAACAACAAGCATCCCAAATCTCTGTCCCGTTAGATCTTTGAAATTCCCCATGTTGTCTCCCTTTTCTTCTCTGGTGGAGGTAGCGATAATCGAAATCGCGTCCGTGTATAACGTTCCATGCAAGGCTGCTTACTAGGTGTAGTCGCGTTTCAATGTCTATTCCCGACATAAACACGACAAAATGTCGGGATACTATTCGCTGTTTTTAGTCAGTTAGGTTATTGCGAAACTTGCTAGCTGACGTAGTTGTAGTCAATACTATTCTCGAAGGCAACCACACCCGCAGAGAAAGCAGTTAAATACTCGTCGTAAATAACGTTTGTTTGATTGTTCTCGGTTATTGTTGTTGTTTTTTCCTAGCACCTATAGCATTTTTTCGTCCACGTCGAAAGCCTTTTACCCCCAGTTGTTTAACCATTATACCACTAAAGCTTAAGAATGTCAAGCTTCTCTTCCGCATCTGGCGCAGGATTCTTCAAAGCTTCGAATGTTTTCTGCACTGCACTATTATGTGTATGCTTCATCAAATTGTTGACAAGGCTGCTGTCAACGTAGACAAAATGATGTGTCAGCATGTCATAATCAACGAAGATCTTATACCCGGCATCTCGTACTTTCTCACAGAACGTAAATTCCTCGCCAATAAGTTCGGTTCCATCCTCGTCAGCAAAATCAAACTCGAACCATGGTCGCGCCATTGCCTCTATAACTTCTCTTTTTACGAGAGTGCATGCCATATTCGTGACGTCTACTTCTTCTACACCATGTCCAAAATGATATAAGTAACCGGTCTTCTCTTCGTTGAACTTAAATGACGTAGGGACTAATGCTTTTTTATTGCCACGAAGAATCTTAAACGTCTGCGAGGTAGCCGATATAACTGGTTTATCTGCGGCGAGTAATTGATCTAGCGTGTCTAAATGCCCTACAGTCCTTTCGTCGATGAAGAAAATGTAGTCAAAATCAGTCTTCAGAAATCTAGATACCAGTATGTTTCTAGCTCTGTCATGGGGAATGTTGCCAACACTAGGACTATATTCTAGCCTATACTTCCCTGACAGAAACCAACTTGTTATGTTCAAAATGTGTTCTACACGAACCAGCCCCATACTAGGTTGCGCTATAAAAATAGAGGGACGTGTATCACCATTCGGCTGTTCAATTTTATCCATAATTTCCTTCCCCTTTAGAAATATAGGAAGGGCAGTAACCAACCACCCTTCCTGTTGCTAGTTTCGTTCTGTTATCGAGCAACACCACAAGTGATGTTCCACGTAGCTGTTAGGCTGTCGCCTGATGTAACGTTAATTACATCAAAAGTCTGA